CTGCTAATTTGGCAGCAAACTTTTTGTTATCAAGTTTCTTGATCTGTTTTCTTTCGTCTTTGTTTGGTCCTGTGTATTCTACTCTTGCCTCATACTGTAGTCGTAGGATCTCTTCAGCAAATTTCTTTTTCTTATCTTTCTTAGTAATCTTGCCTTGTCTTGTGTTGCTATGTGACTGTGCTCCAGGGATTCCATTTGAAATCACAGCACCATAACCCATAGTACCACCCACGTACTCTTTCATATCTTCTTTCGCTTCCTCTTTATCATCGTTCTTCAACTCAGGATGATACTTGATGTGAATATTTTTGGCATCCTTGGCACAAGTCTTGCCATCGATTACAACCTCGACAGGATACTTCTCATACTTATCGTACCAATATGCTACATCATAACTGCCATCTTTGTTGACCTGTGCGAGCAGTCCTCTGTCGTAATCTTTGTTGTCTTGCTTAAGAACGTTATTAACACCTGTCTTCAATACTAAATCAACTTTATTATTCTGTACTGACTCTTCTACTTTGTCTGGTAAATTCTTTTCTTTTGTTTTTGCATACTTGTTGACTGCCTTTGCAGACATATCACCTGCAGCACGTTTCAATTCGGGAGACGGGTTCTTCATCTCACCTTTCTGGGTGGCACGTACCATCCCCATAAATTTTCTTTGTGCTTTTGATTTAGCAGGCATCAGAGGTCTCTCAACTGTTTGCTTATTACAGGATCAATTTCTACATAATCTAATGTCCCACATCCTGTCTCAGGGTATCTGTTTAAGTACACCAAATATGTTTTAAGGATGTCCCAATACTGTTTGTCAACTTTGTAAACTAACAAAGGTACTGTTGCTTCCCCGAACACATTGAATAGTACGATCAAATGATTCAGTATAAGATGGTTACGAAGAACCCCAGTCTTGATGTATCTCCCAAAGAGACGCTTCAAGTATTTGAAGCGCATCATATCCTCAAGGAAATCATCATATGTAACTGACTGGGGATTATCGTAGTGTTTCATAGCGAACATCATAAAGTTGTCCGCTGTGAGTGTATTCAAATTTTCAAACATAACAAAGGTGGTTGGTTATTATGAACCGAAGGTTAGAGTAGCAATGCTACTTACAACTTCAGCAGCACCCTTGCTTGAGTTAACTTTAACTCTGTACTGGTTGCCGTCATTCGCTGCTAATTGACCTGAAAGGACAAGAGATGCACTGGTTGCACCAGATACATTACTGAATCTTCCAGATGAAGAAGTTCTTTTCTGCCACTGATAAGTGATAGTACCTGACTGATCCACAGTTGCTGCAACAGTAAAGGTTGCTGCACCAGAAGATGTAGTCTGGTTGGAAGGTTGAGTGCCGATTGTGATTGTTTCGAGCACGTCTGCTGCCACTGTATCATCAGAGTCGTCACCAGATGTTGCTGCTGCAACTCTAAGTGCTGCAAGTTTCTCTGCCTTGTGACGTGTAGTTCCTGCTGCTGTGTTGTATGTTCTATACAACCACCATCCAGGTCCGTCGATACCACGTGACTTGTTAGATGCGATACCATCTTCAGTAGTATCAACAAAGATAAGTTGATAGTCTGAAATACTATCTCCACCTTTAACTACAAACTCTGCAACTGCCTTAGGAGGAGTTCTCCTTACAGCACCAGACAATGTAGCGTTAGTGCTACCTGCATATGCTTTGTGCAATTCGATTGCAGTTGTAGATGTAACTTGTTTGACGATGTATGCGACGTTTGCCAATTCGAGAACATCACCGACAACAACAGTGTCGGCAGCATTCTTGGTAACAGTTGCGTCACCATTTGTGACCGCGACATTATTGGAGAACGTTGCTGCGTCGATTTTGCCCAGAATGGCCATCTTGATTTTACTCCGTGAACGTTGTGTTTCCTATATTTTATTTATACAAACACGAAAGGGACCCGTAGGTCCCTAGTGTCTGAGACTATTAACCCTCAGGTGAGAGTAATGCTTTCTCAAGTGCTGCCACGAGTTGATCATCAACTGTGTTGTCAGTTCTTGATACTGCTTTCTTTGCTAGACTCACGATCAATTTCTTGATTAGTTCATCTAGATTGTCAGGAATCTTATCGACTGCTGACTCGATGATTTTAATTGCAAATGGAAGAAGGAATTTAACCATAATTAATGAAACGTACCTATCACTATATAGGTGCTTATGATCCTAATCCGCGTCCTCTATCATAGTTATCTTTACCACCGTAACGTGCCATAGTGTTCACGTAATCCCTAGTAGATTTGAATCCGCGTTTCTTAGCATCTGCAGCAGTGGTATCTTTTTGACTCTTGCGTCTGTCTGCCATTGCCTTGTACTTGCCAGTACCTGCAGTTGACTTTGCACCTTTCTGTTTCTTCATCTGACCAACTTCTCCACCTTGCATCTTCCTTACCATCCTTTTGACGGAAGCGATAGGAGAGTCCTTACCAGATCCACCCTTCTTAGTGGGTGTGCCTGCCTTAGGAGTGTTGACACCAGTACGCCCGTGACTAGGACCAGTAGATTTACCAGTCTCTTTCTCGTAACGATTCAACTCTGTAATGTACTCTTTGAAAGATTTCATTAGTGCTTATGCATTTCTTGGACAAGAACGTTAAGATCTTCAACAGGAATGTTGCTATGCATTTGTTCTGACTCATCCACGATGTCGTAGTGAGTTACTTCGTGAGTGCATCCATCGCTATGGTCTGCCTTCTCAACCAAGGTGTGTGCCTCAGGAATTGTGTAGCAAAGACCATACTCAGTATGCTCAACATACTTAGCACAGATGTGGGTTTTCTTACCCATTGCTTTAGCGACAGTCTTTCTACGATTGAGCAGATACTTATCTGACTTATCGTGGTCACCGTCGTTGTCAATATCCTTGTCTTCTTTACCGACAGGATCTAGTTTCTTTTTGGATTGTTCTTTCAGGTCAGCGAGTTCTGCCTGAAGAAGTTGGCGGATGGTTTCCTTCATCAGTTCTTCCTTCTTGGGGTTGATAATGATTTTTGTTTTTTTAGGCATTACTATTTACCAAAGTTAGGGAAGTGCTTCTTGAACATTTCAGACGCTTCCTTGTGCTTACCTTTGTTAGTAAGTTCCTTAGTTTGTTTTAGAACTTCTCTCTTCTTGAGTTGTTCTGCACTTGGTTCTTCCATAACAAATTTTGTGTACGCAAGTCTCTCTCTCCAACCCGCAGCACTAGCATCTTTTGCGTGTGCTCTATCGTGTTCAAGAGTTTCCTGCTGTAGTTTCAAGATACGACGTACCTTGTCTGTTTTTGATTCTGCCATAGATTCTCCGAGTTTCCTTGCAAGTTTGTCAGATCCTTTAGAGATTGCTCTTGATGTTTTACCAACTGCTTTCTTTGCTAGGTTAGCGCCACCTTTAACAGCACGCTTCAAACCTCTGCCGACTGCACCTGCAGCACGACTTAGCAATGAAGGACCAGATTTTTTCTGTGTACCACCTGAGGTACCCGAGGAACTTGAAGATCCAGAAGATGATCCACCTGAGTAGGATCCTCCTCCACCTGATGAACCACCAGATGATGATCCACCAGAAGATGAACCACCACCAGAGGACGATGATCCACTAGAAGATCCACCAGATGATGAACCTCTTAGACCACGCTCTCTACCTTTGGAGAATTCAGACTTAGCAGAAGATGCTGCACGTTGTGCAAGACCTGATGCATAACCTGCACCACGAACTGCTCCCTTAGCACCTGCCTTTGCTCCTGCTTTAGCAGCAGAACCTGCTTTTGCTAGTCCTTTTCTAACCACTCCACCTGCTTTCTTAGCAGCAGACTTAAGTCTGTCTACTCTTGAAGCACGGGTTGGTTTTGATCCACCCCTAGGTGCTTGAACTGCAACGTTAGGAAACGCTGAGTCTTTTGATGGTGCCTCTGTTAACAACTCACATCCGTCATCGATGATGTCGATTGCTTCAAATAGATTTTCTTGTGTATCAAAATCTAAGAGTGCTTCTACTACAACATCTTGTAGATCTTGTTCGGTAAGGTTGTCAAACTCATCTCCGAGTTCATCAACGACATCCCATACCCATTCCTCGCTTTCTTTGACACAATTAGGAACTTGTTTTCCGTTCTTCATCTTGGTGCCTTTAGCAACGTAACCGTCCCAACAGGTAGATGCTCCGACGTTCTTACGTGCTTGTTTAAGACTGCCTTTACCTTTTTGTTCTTCCACCTGAGTCTTAGGAGTTACACCCTTTGCTTTGATTGTTCTCTGGTTATCGCAGCAAGGATCTGTTGTTGACTCCTTCTCTTTAGGTGTATCGATCTTAGGAGATGCAGCACTTGGTTTCATATTAAGTGTTGCTGCATTCGCAGAGACCTGCTCCTTGAACTTCACAGGCATTGATACTGTACCCTTGCCTGGGACATACTTAGTAGTTCTTGGATTCTTAGGATCGTCAGACTTAAAATCTTTGTGAATTTTATCATACTCTTTCTTGGTCATCTCAAGCGCCTCAGATTGAGTCTTTGCTTTCGCCTTCGCTCTCAATGCTTTTGTCTTAGCAAGAATTCTATCTCTTGCTTCAGATGCTGCCTTGTTAGGACCGTCATATGCCATCGCGCCTTTCTGCATACGTGGTGCCTTTTGCTCCTCTACACTAGCAGGAGTTCCAGGTGCCTCGTCATCGTGCTCGATAACTTTACCATTAGCATCCTTTTGATGATGCTCAATGTTAAGAGTCTTGGGGTAATCCTTGTCACCTTTCTTAGCAGGTGCCTCTCCACGCTTACGCTTAGCGTGAATATTTGCCCAAAGACCTTTCTTGCCTTCGATAATAACTTCAGCGATTGCCTTCTCTGTTGGAGTGACAAGACGCTTCGCGAGATAGGCATCACGTGCCTCTCCCTCGTAGTTATGTTCTGCGTACTCAACAACGTAAGTAACTGATTGTACGTCTGAAGGTGAATACTTCAGCAGTTTCGAAGTAATTTCTAAATCCATCTGTCGAAAATTTGCGTAATACTATTTAGTTGACCCTATTTTTCTGAAGTCACTGAACTTTTTGACCATCTGTCCAGGGGTCATTGCCTGAACCGCGTGTCTATATGTATCAGTGCCGACCTTCCAGTCGTTACCACTGCCATCGTCTGCTGACTTATGCAGTTCCTTCACTTCCATAATGGAAGTTAACCAGACATTAAATTTATATTTTTCTGGTGTTTCAAAGATTACATAATTTGTTCCTTTCTTGACGATAGTTCCTCTGACACCTGTGTCCAGATGTTCAACAATAGAACCAACAGAAAAGACTTTATCTTCAAAGAACGCTTCACGGAGGTTCTCTGCATCAAGTTTAGGAGCGATGTCCCAAAGTTCTGCAACCTCTTCCTCCTGTTCCTGTTCTTGAATACCCATACCCGCTCTGACTTCCATCATTAGTTGCTCAGCAATTTTCTTTGCTGACGATGGAACTCCTTGGGCAAAACTTTCTAAGTCACCTGACGCTGCGAATGCTCGCATCTTAGATGCACTCATACCTTCTACACCATCTGCATCAGGATCTCTTTCTCCTGCAGAAATAACATTGAGTTCTTCAAACTCATATGCCTGACCGTTATACTTCTCAAGTAATGACTTGAATTCTGATACACGATCAGAACCAACAACCATAGTTACACCTGAGTAACCCTCTTGGTTAAGGTTGGAAAGTACATTGAAGATGTTAGACATATCACCATCGTTGACAATAGCATCAGAATGTTTGGGGAACATCTTTGTCATAAAATCAATCTTAACATCAGGTTCTAGTGGGTTCTTTTTAGGATCCACAGTACGTGATGGATAGATTCTATAGTTGTCAGCGTTCTGTTCAGATACAGTGTCCAGTAGTTTCTCGTGACCAACAGTAGGAGGATTGAAACGTCCAAAGGTTAGAGCAATATGTCCTAAACCTTCACCACTATTGATATGCTCGTCTTCTGCTGCACCCTGTTCAGCACCTTGTTGTGCTTTTGCTGCCTCATCAGGAGATACAGGCACCAAACGATTTCCTCCTTCAGACTTCGCAACGATATTACCCTGCCTGTCAGCATAGTATCCGTGTCCGACGTGTTGGAGTCCTCTCTTAGCAGCAACTTCACCTGCAGCGGTGCGTGCCTCAGTTATAAACTGACTGAACTTCATTGATATACTGGTGTTTTCCATATCTATTTATCAACCCCAATTTTTTTCTACTGTGAAATTCGCTCTAGAGAACTCCAAACGGTCTACAAGTTTGAGTGCAGAACCTGATTTGATTGCAACAAAACCCTCTGGTGCAGTTACCCTATAACCATTATCAGTCTTGATATATGTACCAATGTCCTGCACTTTTCCAAGTTGTTTGATGACTACAGTCTTTGCAGCGATCAGATTCATATAAGATGCGACAGTCATATAGACAGCACGTGCATTTTGCTTCAAGAATCTAAGACCATTCTGTTTAATAGTCTCATATTTTTTCTTAGTTGTATCTGTTTTCTTCATAGAGATCTCTTTGTCTAGTGCTGCGGTATAGAATTTATTGAAACCTACAGCAACTGCCTGTGCATTGACAATAGGTTTACCAGTACGGATGAATGAGTTGAAATATACTTTGAACATAGCAGAGAGCATAAACTTTCCTTCTCCTTTATCTTGTAGGATGTCTAGAAATCTTGATGCTTGCTTGAGAGAACCTTCAGCACGGTTGACTAGAAGATCATACTTGCTTTTATCTGCAGGTTTGAATACAGATGAACCTGTCGCGTCAGTAAAGTCTGAAGAGAATACTGCTACGTTAGGTGCTGCCTGCATCTTGGTCACATTTACACCAAAACCAGGGGTCATATCTCTTAGAGTAGGACCACCTGTATATGATGTATGGAATACAATACCGAGAGAACTTCTTGATACTTTCTTACCCATAGGAGTGTCTACAGGTACAGCATAGGTGATGGTATTAGGCATAAAAGTATGACACTTTTGCTTACCCATAACTTTTGTAGTGACATCACCCTTTGTGAACAATAGATCACCCTGTACTACACCATTGATAGGTAGTTGAGGAAGGAGACGCAAGCACATCTTTAATTTTTTTGCTAGTTCACCACTGTAGAACTCATCTACATCAGCATCACTCACACAAATCTTTGGCATCTTAGCAAACACACCCTTGGTTCCAACAAAAAACCTGCCAGTTGAGGGATGTTTACCACAAATGACAGCAGGGGCACCGTCCCACTTAGTTGTAATATTAACTGCAGACTGTGGTTCAGTCAGCATCTTACCAAGTTCTCTGAGGAATGCTATAGCGTTGAATCCTCCTTTAGAACCTTGGTTTAGAATGTCATCCTCAAGGTGTTCGAGGTGTGTATTCTGCTTTGCCATACCTATATTATACCTCGTATCGAATCACAATGGCATTCTGACGGACACCTGTAACTTTGTCCTTACCTCTGCCCTTCAATGCCATCCTGACACCTGCCTGTTTCATCACGTCTCTGACTGCCTTCTCATCTATAGGTTTTACACCTGTTTCTGTCAGGATATGTGTTGCTGATCTTTCATCACCATTGAATAACAAAGCACCTGTCATACATTCGTGTGTCAAATTATACTTGAAACAATCATATGCAGCAGCACCATCAGGTTTCTTCTTTGAACCTAACACTTCTTGTAACTGTTCATTCAATCCACCTGCCTTTTTTATATCACTTAGTATCTTTTTAGCAGTAGGTTGATCTACAGTTCCTTTTGCGTTCTCACATTTGTTGTTGATCTTCTCAAGGATTAGTTGTAGGTATCCAAGTGTCTGTGCATCAGTTGCACCACCTCCACAATCCTTAGCAGTCTTTGCTAATACTTTTTGAAACACTGCAGTTGACTTATCAATACCTGCAGATGTTAACTGATACGATTTACCCCATTTCATAGAGCATAGGTAGGTCGTACCACCTGACTTAAACTTGACGTCAGTCTTAGGTTCTTCTCCACCACCAGACATTTTTTCAAATGACTTGTAGTATGTTTGCCTCGCTTCAATATTATTACCTGATGGTGCCATTGACTCAACAATGCGATCAGCAGCAGCACGAATGTCGCCAGAGATAGCGTTGATTCGTCCTGCTGCTTGTTCGAAGTCTTTTTGGTTCTGAGCACTCTTGTTAATTATCTTACTCGTTGCCGAGTACATCACTGCGTGTTCAAATTGTAACCCTTTGTTTGCCATTTCGGGTGCAGATTTTTAATTATTTATCAAACCCAATCTGGTTTACGTTCTGGGATTCTAAGATAGTTATCTTTGACCCAAGGTTTTGCAGCGATATACCTTTTATATGCAGTGAATGTATCTATTGACTGGTCGTGTTTGAATTCATCGTACATCGCTCTTGCGAAGGGTGTAGGATGCTTGCCACTCCTGCCAGTAGGATCGCCACAAGGAAATATCTTACGTGCGTGTTCGATAGTAGATTGACACGAATGAATTTTACCATAGCGAAGAGTGTATTCATTGCAAAGTGCAAGACCGTGAGTGATTAACCATCGCCAGTTGAGTACAAAACTGTTTGCCCATACTGTACAGGGATGATTACGAAAGGCACCCTTGTCTGTCTTGTAAGGAGTACCGTCAAGTTTTGGTAGGTCACCGAAACCGTGACCCCACTTCTCTGATGCGACAATAGAAAGCATCTGACAGGTTTCTAAGGGCATTTTGACAATGTGCTTGTCAGGTAAAACTCTGGCAGATGCTATTGGATCAGGATCAGTAACGAAGATATTCATAGACCTGATATGTAAGGTTGGGTGGGAGGTAGGAATACATTATACCTACAAGTTATGGGAATCGCTAGTGCGAAAATTAGTACATAACAACAACAGTCCTTCTGGTAAGAAGTTCTTCCGAAGAAGCGGGCACCACCCCTGACCGTTTACATTACCCCGCCTAATTCCAACAGGGTTATTCAGTCACTCCCAGTAAAACAAGCGTCCTTGCCTTACAAATATAGTATAGCATAAAAAAGGAGGGTGTCAAGCACCCCCCAATGATCCATCTCGAACCAGTTTTATTTATCTCCTGCGTCTCTTCCATCTAGGTAGATAGAATACTGAGAAAGAACCTATCCAAAAGACTGCTAGTGCTGCTATATGATTCAGTCTGTTAGGACAAACGATCAATCCAATAGTGACTAGTGTAATCCAAGCATAATCTAATGTACCGTGTAATCTATACCAAGCATTAGATCCAATCTTTGCGATGATGTCATCCCTTCGTCTTCCAAACCAAGGAGATACGTGACGCATCATTACAAAACCCTCATTCAAAACCATAAGGGTGAAACCAATCCAAAAAATCATTTAGTCTCTTCTATTGCCTCCTTAATAATATTCTTGAGTTGTCTTCCTTTCTTCTTACTGAATCCAACTGATGAATCAATCTTTACCTTGACCCAGTAGAGACCAATAAGAGTAATTAGGAATGGAATAGATTCTTCCCAAGAGATTGCGTTCCACGCATTTGCTGCTTGACCAAGCATTAGAGGAATTGCATACATTTCAGCACCCATTACTTGCCCTCCTTTGCATCAAAGTATTTTGCCATAAGATAACCATAGTACATTGTTGCACCAACACACGCTGTGCCAATTAAAAGTTCCATTACCTGTCCCCCTTCTTACGGTTTTCAGATCTAACAACTGTGAACTCTCCCTCAGGATAGCGTGTTGCAAGTTTGACTGTGTTACGGAAACAAACTTCATCAAGATCAACACCGAGTGCGATACAAGCGTTAGCAACATACCACATCACATCACCCAGTTCGATGATGAGGTGTTCTTTGTTGTCCTCATTCCAGGGTTTGCCTTGGAACTTGAGTTTCTTAACGATCTCCATAAACTCTCCGCCCTCAGCAACAAGACCCGATGCAGCAGTGTCAAGACGTTCAATATCACATCCACTTTCTTTAAGTGCTTCATAACGTTCGATGAGTGTATCAAAGTCTTTCGACTCTTTGCTAGTGGTTGTATCTACAAATTTGAGATACTGTTTGTAATCAACCTCAAAGGGTTCATTTTTCTTTTTACTTTTCTTACGTCGTTCGTCAACTTTCTTTGCTTGAAACCCTTGAGGTTCACGAAACCCGTCAGGAATCCTATCGGCAGGATTTTCGAAGTCTTCCACCTTAGATTTGGCGGGTTCTTCTCGGAAGTCTGCTTCGGTAGGTTGTTCAATACCCATAATTAAATTTTGAAATCGTTAAAGTTTTTGGTGTTAGAGAAGGATAGGATGTCAGATGCATCAACTGTCTCTTCTGGTTGACCAGAATCGACAATCTTCTTTTGCTCTTCACAATCATACAGACGCATCTTCGCTCTGTCAATACCCACAACAAATCTCTTGTTGACTGTGGGGTCATTATATCTATTCTTCAGTTGTTTCACCATAATCTGATTCAACTCTTCCATCTCTTCGGTAGAGATGAGAGCAACCATAAAGTCTGCTGTTGCAGGGAGTCCAAATGACTCCGAAGTATCTGTCAGGTCAACATCAGAATTGCCATAACCACTACGAGTAGTTTGAGTAGCGGATACGATTGGGACATTATGTTCACCTGCAAGTCCACGTAGTTCTTCAGCAATCGCTTTTACAAATGTGTACGAGTTTACTATAGCACCTTTATATCTTGATGAACTACAAATGTTAAGGTAGTCCACATAGATGATGTCAGGTACAAATGATTTCTTGATAGAAAGTTCTTGTAGCAAAGACTTGAAGTGTCCTACGTGTGCAGATGCAGTTGGATATTCTTTAATTAGAAGACGACCCTGTGTTTTCTTTTGAACCTTTTCGATCTTAGAATCGAACATTGGTTTAGGTAGTGTCTCTAATTGTTGTACGTTTACATTGAGAAGGTTAGCATCAATACGCTCAGCAATCTTTTCCTCTGCCATTTCCAACGTGATGTATAACACGTTGTATCCTGCAGCAAGATTAGCAGCAGCACAATGACACATAAACAAACTCTTACCAACACCTGTACCTGCAAGTGCTACGTTCAATGTCTTCTTTGATAGACCACCCTTAGTAACCTTGTTGAGTAATTCAATATCAAAAGGAATCTTTTCTTCTACCCTGTGATAATACTGGTAACGTTGATCACTATCATCAAGATAGTCGTGACCAACAGAATTATCAAAAGAGACAGATAGAGCATTTGAAAGGATAGAAGGGATAGCATCACGACCCTGTGTCTCAGAGTTACCATCAGCAATCTGAATAGACTCTAGGAGTGCATTATAAATGGCACGATCACGGCACCATTTCTCAGAGGTGTGTACTAACCAATCAATCTCGTGTGGTTCTTCAGTTGAAAGATCAATAGTCTGTTTGATCTCAGTGAAAGTAGTTTCATTTAGATCACTACGAGACTCGATCTCAATACGAAGTGCTTCCTTAGATGGAAGACTATCGTACTCAGTAAAATAGGAACTGAGTTCCTCATAGATTACTTTGTTGTTGTAGTTTTCAAAGTATTCTGTTTTGATGTGAGGAAGTGTTTTCCTCGTGAAGTCTACGTTGTGCAATAAAGATGATACAACGAGATCTTCTACAGAATTAGACATAGTGTATGTAAGTTCCCGCGATGTATTTTGTGTTAGAGATTGCAGGAAGTCCTGCGTGAGGATATGTCCACGTGGGTGGGAACATCAATAGTCTACCACGTTTAGCAGAAACTTTCATCGTCTTGAATTCAGTTTCTCCACCCTCTTCAACGTCATTAAGATACCAGAAAAGAACCAACATACGCTTTGCCGATTGATGGTCTCCCACATCGACGTGCCATTTGAATTGGTCCTGTGTCTCTGCTCTGTATCTTTTGATTCTGAATTGTTCGAGTGATGTTCTCATAGGAAAGTATTGCCTACAATCACAATCATCCATATACTTCTGCACAAAATCGTGAGAAGATTTGATCATTTCAGTTTGAATAATATCCCAGTCTTTGTTACCAGTCTTCTCTAGTTTATCTGTGATATTAAATTGAGAGAAGGTAGGGCGACCCTCTCTATCAAACTCTTCAAGAGACTCTTCCTCGAACATTCTGATTGCATTAGTGCAAACAACTTCGGGAAGAGCGTCATCATAAACCCTGATAAAATGATCAGGATCCATATGCAAACTCAGACTTTGCTGCCTCTTCTAGTTTGGACATTATTTCTTCGGTGAAATATTTCTCAGGATTGGCAAGAATAACAGAAGGAAAAACGGAAGATTCACCAACAACAATCCTATTCCCCCTCCGCTCGAAGACTCCATACTTCTCACCCAACTCCAATAGTCCATAATATTTGTCCAGTCCCCTTGCGTCATAGAATAACCTCGTTTCTACTTTTGTGTTTTCTTTTGTGAAGCGTGACTTTTGAGTCATACACTTAATGATATTTCCAACGATCTCCTTTTTGGAGTCACGTTCCTTGGATTTGGACAGGTAGATAATTGTACTTGCTGCATACTTAAGACCTGACCCTCCACCCATTTCTTTGGTTGGAATGTAAGCACCCACTACATCATATGTATGATTTGTTACAATCAAAGGTACATCACAGCGACCAAGTTCCAGAGTAAGAACACGGAAGATTGCCTTAACAACCTGTGCACGTGTCATATCTCTAGTGTCTTTACCTTCCTCGCTGTCTGCTAGTTCTTTAGAAGTAGAAAGGTTACCAAGTGAGTCCAGACAGAACATCATAGGTTTACGATCTGCAGGATCCATCTTGGAATAGTTCTTCAGAGTCTTGAGTGCTTGAGTTCTAAACTCCTGTACAGTTACGACAGGGATGACAGCGACACGATTAGAATCGATGCCTCTGGTCTCCAACAGATCTTTAGATACAGCAGATTCAGATTCAAAATACAAGACGATACCGTCAGGATTTTTTTCTAAAAAACTACGAACAACACTCAAGGTAAAAAATGTTTTACCTGTGCTGCTCTCTCCTGCAATAGCGGTGATCCTGTTTGAAGGCAAACCTCCATAGATCGAACCACTTACAAGAGCATTGAAAATATATGAACCAGTATCAACAAACGATGTTACATCACCTGCAGCAACACCCTCGCTTACAACTGAAGCATAGTCATTGCCGATGTCTTTGATAATGGTCTGTAAGAATGTCATAGGAAAAATTCGTCTAGGTTAGCAATCTTCTCTGCTTTCCAGTTGATAGTATCCATAATAACCTGTAATGGGTCAAGGAAACTCTTCTGGAATTGTAGGTCATAATCTATGGACTTGTCAAGACCAAATTCTTTCGGCAGAGTTTGAAAGAAACTGACAACGTTCTCTTGGATTTTGTTAGGGGTCTTCAAGTAGAGGAACTTAACCTTCTCTCCCTCTTGAATCAGAGGGAACTTATGAGATAGTTTGTTCTTCTTGATATAGAAATTGTATAGGAGTGCTCCTCTCACGTGGATAGGAGTTCCCTTTGAGTATATTGTAGCAGGATTTGAGAACTTTGACAGACCATTACATCCACGTGGGAATGCAATCTCTTCTGCTGATAGTTTCTCAAATTTGTTTCTGAAGTTTGAAATGAATTCTTGGGTATCGTCTTCGGTACCATTCATAATCACCTTCATAGCATCCTTAATTGCTGTCCTGCAGGCAGCAGGTGTGGATGATTTAACTGCCTCAATACCCATCATTTTAAGTTTAGGGTCAGCAAACCTGACTCCTTCGATGTCGTAGGCATTGAGAATGTATCTTTTCTTGGCAGTCCATATACCTTTGTTGGCAATGGTCTCCCTCTTCATCTTCATTTTTTGGTCATACGCCGATACATACGACGCGAGTTCCGCGTAAGACTTATCAATGTAGGGTTCAATCTTCTCTTGGCAGATCTTGTCAAGTATCCCCACAACTGCGTCTTTATCGCCACACTTACTACCAAAAAATTTATCAACAAGAGGTCCAAGGTTAAGATAGATTGAGTCAGTGTCAGATGCAATGACATAATCCTCCTTTTCCGTGTTGAGTAGATTATTTAGATAAGTATTCATCTTATTTTCGATCCAACGGATAGAAACCTGACCCGAAAGAGTGATTGCTTCGGCATTTGCTAGGTTATAATACCTAAAGTATTGGTTACCAATAGCACCATATGCAGAGTTCAACTGAATCTTTCGCGCCATCTGTATATTGTTGAAGGCAGAAATATCATCCTGTAACTTTTTGTTACCAGTCTTCTCATATTCTTTCTTCGCCTTGATCATCTTCTTCTTATAGATCACACGTTCATCGTAGATCTTTTGCATCATCTTTGGTAGGAATCCTTGGATGTCCTTCCTGTATTGTGCTCTGTTGGCACACACACAGTAATCTCCACTGATTCGTATCTCTTTATTGAGCAGTCCATCAACACTGGCGGAGGGGTGTCTGGTGTCGATGAGGGTCTCAGGTGAAATATTATATTGCATAATGAGATGAGGATAGAGAGAGTTAAGGTCAAACGAAACCACCCATTCATAAAGACCTGGTTTAGGTTCTTTGACATATGCTCCCGCATACTTGTCATTCTTGTTGCTCTCTTGTCTGGGAGGGACACAGATCTTACGCTCCTTGAGGTAGTTGTAAATGAGAGTGTCCCACATACGAACCTGTGAGTACACATCTTCGAAGTTTACTTTGGCATCGTATGCCATAACCACAGCAAGTTCAAGTAGTTTCATCTTGTGCTCAAGACGATCTACCAGTTCAACGTCGTGGATGTTGTACTCTACAAACTTCTGCCAGTCATCCGTATAGAATGCTTTGAAGTTTTCAAACTCGCTGTGATCTAACTTGCGTTCATCTAGTTCGACGAATGCAATATGGTCAAGACGGTATGACTCTTGGTTGGTATATGTAAACTTTCGGTATAGATCAAGGTAATCCAGAATGCTAACTCCAAGGATGCTGTAAGACAAGTTCTTACGACCCTTGATGAATACCTCACGCATATTGACCTTGTTCCAAGGTGAGAGTGATTTTTGCCACTTCTCTCCTAGCACACGTTCAATACGACGGCAGATATAGGGGATGTCATACAGATTACAGTTCCAACCAGTCACTATATCAGGAGTGTTTTCTACCCACCAATTATGGAAGTCAGTCAACATCTCCTGCTCGGTCCAAAAGACACGATACTCTGTCTCTATCTTTGCCTCACGTGTACCCCAAGTGATGTACTTACCACTACTAAGATCTTTAATAGTAATAAGAAGCATCTCTTCTTGACACGCTTCGGTATCTGGGAAACCATTTTCACAAGCAACCTCGATGTCAATCGTATAGATTTTCATCTGGTCAAGGTTCGCCCTCATATCCTGAGGGTATTTCTCAGAGATCCACTGATATACAAATCGTTCGTAACCGTGCACTTCAAAACCATCAACCCCCTTGTACTTCTCAATGAATTCACGAGCACGCTTAGCACCGTCTTGTTTGACAGGTGCCATCTTCTCGCCCTCAAGAGTTCTCCACTTACCTTTCGGTGAGGGAACGTACAATGTTGGTTTGATGATTTCTTTGTATTGAATAGGTACACCATCCTCGTATCCACGACACAGGATGGAGTCGCCTAGCAATGTTACGTTTGTATAAACTGAACTCAAAGTGCCTTCTTGTAGTTTGTCAAGGTCTCTTCAGACGGTTCAACTATAGTCAAAACCACGTCAGAAGTCAAGAAGATGTCACGTTGGTCAGTGTAGAGAGGATACTTGATGTAGTTACCATCATCAATTTTCATACAGTCTGAGATGAGGTATGAAGGTTCCTCATCTAGTTCTGTGACTGCACCTATCAGGTGTGTGTGATCCTTAAGTAGGATTATTTTCAGTGGTGTCATTACCTTTGATACAAGTTTTCCATTTTGATTCCACCTCAGGGTGTGGATTGTAGATTGTAGCGACGTTGCTCAATACTACTAGTGTAGCATTATTTTTGGAAAGTGGGATCCAAGGAAACAATTCCAAGTTCAGGTCATTGATTTTCTGTGGTTCTGCTTGGGTTCCTTCAAACAGCATTTCTGCTGCAGCGTGTAGATTTACTTGATAAGGATCCTTCATCAGGTAACCAATAGGAGAGTATGCTTTCTCCTCAGGATATGCTTCTTGAACATCAGCGATGACGTCTTCGCCGTTGATCATTCTTACGATTTTTACTGTCATAATTTTCAGTTAGGTTATGGTAAACACCACGAACAATATCAGAGAATGCTCTACGAACATCCACGTTATGCTCATCGGCGAGGGTTCTTGCTAGATGCAAAACCTCTTCAACATTTTTAGTTGGAACATCGAGTGTAATCGATTCGTAATCGTCGCTCCCCCTTGGAGCGCAGTTCACATAGTGATTCATTAAAAAGACTCCATAGAAAAAGAGACCCGAAGGGGTCTCTTCTGTTGTGCATTATATAGTCACAGTTCAGAGTTCAGTTTTTCACAGTCATTCAGTCTGCAAAATTGCTTTACATAACCGTGGACATCTATCTCGTAACTCTTATGAGCACGAAGATGAGCGAATTCAATAATAATCAAAGTTCCTGAGACGATCAGGAACAGATGAGTGAATGTACTGGTGAACAGTGCGACTAGTTTTTTCTTCAATTAGAGTCAGGTTTGCAACCACATCCAATATTATACACCTTTCTCTTGTGACTGTCAGGTACCACCTTGTTCAATACGATGGTCAATAGACCGTCTTCGTAGTTGACATCACCGATCTTGACATCATCGGAAAGTGTGAATGTCCTAGCAAAGGATCTTTTTGCTACACCTTTATGCAGATAACCTCTATCATCATCGTTCTTTTCTGCGACTGTCCTGATCGATAGGACGTTAGTTTCTGTTGCGACCTCGAACTCTTCCTGTTTGAATCCTGCTAATGCTACCTCGATGACCCATCTGTGATCTGTTTCTTTGATCAGGTTGTATGGAGGGTAAGATGTTTTCTCGTGGTCTGCTAGGGCACGTGCCTCTAGTCTGTGGAAGATGTTGTCGAGTCCGACTGAGTATGACCTAGATGCTTGTAAGATTCTATCTAGATCACTTGAAGTGAATTGATTCATAATTCTCCTTAAGAGCGAGATTTGGTTTAATGTCCCCGAAGGCGACAAAGTTATTTATAGTTGTGACAATGGATTACGGGTTCGGTTAAAACGGTATCATATGTGCAGTTATCAACACGCTAAATAGGCTTAGTTATAACTTTGTATTTCTAGAAGAATGAAAAGAGTAGCATTGCTCTTTGGTATGGTTTTGATGACGGCACCTGCATATGCCGATGTAACACATAAATTAAGCAGCAGTGTCCAACTCAATGTGGACGCAGCAGCAACAAATGTACAACGCATAGGTACGTCGTATAGTGTAAGTGGCAACAATGTCACCACACAATATACACCCAGTGGTGGTTCAGCAACCTCTTCTATTGGTGCACTTACCATTTCCTCAGGCGTTGGATCGATCCCTGCATTGACAGCGACCCAAGCGACTGCAGGCGAATCTTGGAGTTTTACTCAGTCATTCTTGCAAGGGGATGCAATATCTGGTAGTGCTCCTACTGTCGGTGCTGTAAGTAACTTCAGTAACCAGACCTCAACTGCTGCAGGCAGTGCGGGCAGTTTGGCAGGAACTATCGATTCCAGTTCTACTATCGGTTTAACAGCAGGTGGGGCAGGAACCAGTGCTGTCGGTCAATTTGTATCCGAGATCCGAATCGACTAGTGGAGAATGTACGTGAACATCCCTTTTGGAAAGATCGTAACGTGTATTGCAACAGGTGCACTCGTAGTCAATTCTACTGCACCTGTTCTCGCAGTGCCCGTGGTGCCAAATTTCACTCAGGGAAGTATGACGAGCCACACGGAAACGACTTCCAAGGTAACTGAGACGATAAATTCGATGGACTATGCTACGGGTTGGGTGTATTCCGTTTCTGGTACAAACGTAAAACACGATGGTGCATCTATGACACCAGGTGTAAGTGAACAATCTCAAACTATTGATGGCGTGACTTCAAAATGGACAGGATTAAACATCAACAACAAACCAAACTGGACCCAGAACAATGTGGGATCCGCATTTCAATTTACAGAAACTTACTCTGGACCTGGACTTCAAAATCAAACAATAATCCAGAGGGTAACAGAGGTTACAAGCGTCACAGACACAACCTCAATCTTCCAACAATAGGGGCACTTGCCTTATCAATCTTATCCCCTCAAGTAGTCAATGCTGAGACTGTTGGTGGTGTATCTGCAACTGCAGCGCCCATCGCAAACTCCAGTGGTAGCGTGACTAATCAGGCAATACAAGTTTTACAAGGTCCGTATATAACTAACACTTACGGTGGTGGTATTCAGTGTCAAGGTAGTACACTTAACATCACACCATATGCAACAGGTAGTGCATCTGGACAGAAACCATTTGAAGGTGAATGGTTTGATAATGTATATGATATGCGTGACCTAACAGGTACAACAGATGACGATGGTAATCAAATAGGAGACGGTGCACCTGACAATCCTGGGTCAGTGTTATATCAAATTCCTGTAAGAACGGGACAGAAAGATACATATAACCTATCCATCGGTGTATCTGCTACGTGGTCTATACCTCTCGATAAGAAGGCACAACAACAATGTAAAGAGGCAGTCCAAACCCAACTAAATATGCAACGTCAGTTGACTGCAAACAAGAGATTAGACTTTGAGATCGCGAGATTAAAAAACTGTGGTGAACTTATGAAAGCGGGAATCACCTTCCATCCAAAGTCACCATACTATAGTGTATGTGCAGACGTTGTGGTACAGGGTGTGAACTATATCAAACCACACGTGCATAGTAATTCTAAACCTATCTCTTCTTCATCCTCTTCAACTCTCGAAGTGCCCGTGTCCTCAAACGCTGCAGATCTTGGCGGTCCTTTTGAGATTGGCGTTTCGGAACCCGTCCAAACAGAGATCCAATCTTCCCAATCGTCTTCTTCACAGCAGGTTTCACAATTTTCAGAAGAAGATCGGCAAGCGGTTTTGCGAGCAACGCAGAGGTGGCAGCAACAGCAGCAATAGAACCTGTAGTAACTATCAAACCAGGGGAAGGGATGTTTTGAATAATTTGATCAGTGATATTTAATTTCTCTGTAACTTCAATACATTCTTTGCCTACCAACTCGTAAGCAACAATCTTTTTATTACCCTCTAGGATCTTTCCTATGGGGTTTTTTAATACCTGTGCCCTTGTAGGACACTCAGGTGAGTCAACCTTTGGTACCTTTGTCTCTGGTACAGAAAGGTCTGGTGATTCATTCTCAAACTTAGGTGCCTCTACAGCAGGCAACTGGAACTGTAATTTCTCTTTGTTGTACTCGATAGGGGAGAACGAAGGCAATGCAGCATCACAATACACCTTCGCTCCCTTCGGGTCATCTGACTTTAGGTTTTCATTCTTACCATCATCAAGTTCGTGTGCTTCTACACAACCTGGGATATTGATGATCGGTGTACCTAACTCTTGAGTGACAGGTGGGTAGATCGGTATCGCTTTTGGTATAGATTCGATCCAACTATAAGATCGGATCTCAGGTATGTTCAAGGAACGAATATTAATATCGTTCGTTCCGATCTCTGGGATTTCCATTCATCAGTCAATTAATTCTTCTTCACAGTCTGCCATTGCGACAGCGATTTCTCCACCTACATTTGCTCCCTTGTTACCTGCAAAGAGTGCAATGCCTCCTGCTAGGACTGGACCTATAAATGGAATGCCTGATAGAGCAGGGGCAGCAGCGGTTCCTACACTAGCGCCGATCACAGCGCCCGTTTGTTCTCCACCACCTTCCGCCTTGATACATTCTAGTTTTTTGGCAGTCAACTTTCCCACGCCTTCACCTCCTAGATGCCTGATGCCATCCATAGTGTACTCGTGAGATTTTGTGACGATAGATTTATTACCAAAGAAACCACTCTTATTAACGTAAATGTCTTCCGACATTACCTTTGGATCATTTCCTTGATAATTGATCTTATATCCTTCTCTACCAACCTCAGCACTGTAGGAACTATAAGGACCTACAGGTGGGTTGAGATGTGGAAAGGTTTGTTTATTCGCTATGATGCCGATCATCCCAAGGTGTGATACACCTAAGAGTACACCTGCAGTAGCGTAAAACCATTTCATTTTGGTAGACCGATAGGTGGAATTGCAGGACCAGTAACATCAGGAAGTCCTTTATCTACAAGACCTGGGACCATACTGCCGACTGCTTCCGCAACAAATGATGCAAGTCTTTCTCTTGATTGTTCAGCGAGTGTTTCACGATTGAACCACGTATATACGAAAGTACCTGTAACAGTACCTGCGAATAGGAAGTTGAATACAACCAGAACGTTAATAATTTTTTGCATAATTAGAGATCATACTTTTTAGGGTTATCATCGGTAGTAATTTTCAAAGGTGCTTGTTCAACACGGATGACTTGAGCAGGTGCACTTTGTGCTGCTGCTTCGATGAGTCTCTCCATATCTGCCTTTGTAATACCTACACTACCATTGGTATTTCCATTACCATTCTTCTTGGCAGTCTGGACGCCAAATGTAGCTAAAACGCCCGTGAAAACGCTAGCTATGAAAGTTGGATCGAGGTCTTGTTCGGGAAAATTTAGTGCTTTGGGAAGATCAACGTACGCTAACGTCAGGATCCCTCCGCTCCAAATGAGAATGCCGAGTCTCACGAATGTACTGAGAATCGCCAGTTGTTCCTCTTTGTCCTCAGATGCTTCCTTCAAACGACCGAAGAAACCTTTTGGTTTTTCTTCAGATTTAGGAGGTGTTTTCTTCTCCTCAGACATAGTGCTGAATGGATTGCTGACCTATTTATCTATTCTGAGACTGTACGTTTCTTACCTATATTATACTTCGATTCTAGGATCCACTCACCCTTATCCTTATATGAAATAACTTTGATCTGATTCAACGGTGCAAGTTCACCGATCTCCTCATCAACAATACCTACAAGTCCCCAATCTGATAGGAGTTTTGTAATTCTGTTACGACGTTCTACGTCATTAGAAGTTAGGTTCGCGTGCTTTCCATCCAACGCAAACAACTCCTTGAAGTGGACAATATAATACTTGCCCTTCTTATGAAGAATATGACAACTCTGAAATAATTTCTTTTCTTTTCTCGATGCTACACCGATCCTAGTAAGAGTCTCTCTGACTTTGAGAAAGTCATCAGGTTGCTTGAGACTAACCTCTACCATCATATCGGGGGACCAAGAAATCTCGATCTCACCTGCCATTGGTTTTACCTCCAGTATTCATTTTTAATTTAATCAATTCAATCTGATCGTTGGTCAGAATTCTAAGTGCATCCCGTGCTTTTTCATCTGAATACTTAAAGTATTTTTTGATGAGGTCAAGATGTTCTACCTTGTCCTTACGTTGCCAGGGAGAGAAACGGCGTTTCTTTCTCAGACTATTTAGATAAAATGAATATTGAAGGTCATTATCAAGTTGGTGGAACTCATTGACAGCATTAGCATATAGCACTGTCTCTTTGAATCCACTCAAACATTTGTTGACGATGTAAGAAGGATACTTCTTCATCCAGTCGTCTCCACGTTCACGAAGATCTTCTTTAGTATGATTGATACTGTTTAAGTAATCAGTTAAAGGGTAGTCCTTGTGGTGCTTTGACATAGTTGGTGACGAGAAGTTCTTTACGTTTGGATTGTTCGGTGTTGTAGTTGCCCACAGATCTCATTGTATATGTGAGATCCCATTCTTCTTGATTATACTCGCTGAAGAGAGCACGAGTGTTCTCATTTGAATTATAGGTGATCATCCAGTCCTGTGTAGTTTCTTTGCATACCTTTGCAAATCTGTGATGATCAAATCCTTTGTGCATTTCACCTTTAGTTCCATACAAGAAATCTTTAATGTCGTATGGAGGATCTAAGAAGGAGAATACATCTTTTTCATCTGTCATCAGTTCACTATAGTCAACATTGGTAATCTCCCAATGCTCAATGATCTGTTGATAGTGAGCAAGTTTCTTGATTCCTTTCTTGCTGAAGTTAGATACAGATGCTTGCTTAGAAAATGAACTGTTCTCTGTGAGTCCAGAGAATGAACACTTATTAAGCACGTAGAAATAAATTGCTTGTTGAAACTCAGATACGTTGGCGATGTCTGCCTTGCATTTGAGAAATAGATCTTTTGCTTTCTCCTTAGTATCGTGAGCGTTCTTGAGTGCCATCAATGTATCACTCAGATCATACCCACGATCTTGGAGTTGAATCCAAAAGTTGTACAGGTAATAGTATGTGTCATTTACCCATACAGGTGTGTCTGGATTTGCTTTTGAAAAATAGATTGCCATAGAACCACCCCCTAGGAATGGTTCTCTGTATTCTTTGATGTTGTTTGGAAACTTAGGATATAACTTCGCTGCTGCACGTGACTTACCACCTGGATAGCGCAGCGGAGTTTTATAAGATTTCATTTCACCCAGGTTCGTTAACATCATATTCAATAGTAATCACTTTGGAAGATCTACCACGAGAATCTACTCGGGTGATTCTTTCCATCTTACCACCAATTCTCTGTGCTGCATACTCTAGATCAGCAATGATCTCTCTTTCAAGATCTTCGTATGGATCATAGTATCTGTCGATTTTCATTTAGAACAAGCAGGTGGTTACGAAAAAGGTTATTGCCAAGTAGGTGAGAATGTTACGCTCTTGTCTGTAGGTATCTACTTTCTGTAGTTCCTCAAACATTTCCTTCTTGGTGTTCTTCATTGTTATTTTCATTTGGGTCGGAATGCATAATAGGGTCGTCTTTGATCAACTTCCAGTTGACCATATTTTGTCCGAAAGGACCGAAGTTAATAGGACCAGTCGGCACTGCATTGAATGCAATGTTTGCACGGTATTCTTCACCCACGTGCGGTGTTGAGAAGTGGACCAACCAACTTGGCCAGATCACCAATGTCCCAGGACGCCACTCAGGGGCGCTACAAGCGTTCTTATATGCTGATGAGACTATTTCCATCTGATTGTACGAGCGGACCCAACAGGGGTCTTGGAACTGCGTAGGGTGTCCTTCAGTAAGATTGAAGACACCTGACCAGTATGAAAGAGGGTGTCTGTGTGGTTGATGCATACCCTCGCTACGAGGCATCGATACGTTGCCCCACATCATAGAGACTTCGAACTTACCCCACATCTCAAACTCTTGATCTTTCTTTAGTTCTTCCATACATTCCTCGATCCAATCAACCAGTGGTTTGAATGAAGGAATATTGTGAAGGTTACCTTTAGTTGACTGTACAGGATGTGGGAAGTTAAACATACCACGATCAATAGGATCAAGTGCATCCAATACAGGATCTACGAGATCAGGTCGTTCAAAGGTGAAGATCTCGATAGGAAAGATGTGGTGTTTCTTCATTTTCTGAAGACCCCTACTCTAGCGAGAATGTAAACTGTGATAGTTGTCCAGAAGACAACTTCTAATCCAATGTGATTCATTTTCTCCAAGCGAACATAGAATCATATGTTGCCATATGTTTGTTAATATCATTTATGTCTCTGAACTCTGCTACACCAACATTCACTGCTTCAGCGTTATAATCGTGACCGATACATAGACCGCCCTTCTTAAGTTTGGGATACCAGTCAGTCAGTTCACGTTTAACTTGTTCGTAGTCTAACCAAGCATCAAAGAATATAAAATCAAATGAATTGTTATCCACCTCTTCGTGTAGTTCTGATGTGTTGCCCTTCCAAAGTTCGGAACGATCTGCTACACCAGACCACTTGATGTGATGTTTAGCAATCCACTCGTGTGTTTCCATCTGTGCTTCAGTTGTGGAGTTGAGTGGACCATCACCGTTAGGATTCATCCAGTCAGTATATGGTCTCCAGTTATCAACACCGTACAACTTCTTCACGTTAGGACAGTTCTGCAGGATAGTCAGATGACTCTCTGCACGAAAGACCCCAAGTTCCATACCTACAAGGTTTGGTCCGTGGAGTCCGATTAACAAAACTGCTGATCTAATATCAGTCAGAGCATCTACGAAGTGATACTCTCGTGGTCTAGTCTTCATTTGAATTGACACCTCATCATTAGTTCAGTAAGGAATGCAACAAGATTGATTTCCTGATCTGCAACAAATGCAGACTTGTATTGATACTCACCGATTAAAAGGACTGCCTCAGGAATAGACTGAGGTGCCAGATATGTATAGAGACTGTCATAAACATTCCTCATAATCTGTGTGGGTTCGTTATCAAGATTCTGTACTACCCACTTCTTCATCTTGGTAAACTCTTTACCCTTCAAGAAGGTAACTAGGTCGTCAAGTTTAGTATCAGATACAGCAGCAAGAACACCAGTGTCAATCTTACCAATGGAAGAATAACGTTGGAGTTCATTTAGAGTTCGTCTGAAATCAGGGAAATACTTTTGTACTAACGCTGCCAGAACGCGAGGTTCTGCAGTGACCTTTTGTTCTTCAAGGATGGACTGGACACGCTTGAAAAACTCTGCTGCGAGTTGTTGCTTTTGCTTTCCTGTGATGGAGAAGTCAACAACTGAGCAGCGAGAATGGAGGGGTGCGATGATTTTGTTTTTGTAGTTGCAAGTGAAGATGAATCTACAGTTGCCACTGAACTCCTCAATGCTTGCCCTGAGGAGGAGTTGAACATCAGGGGTTGTGTTATCTGCCTCATCAATGATGATGACTTTGTGTTTAGATGTTGAAGTAAGAGATACGGTCGATGCAAAATTCTTTGCATTGTTTCTGACTGTATCAAGGAACCTTCCTTCGTCTGATCCGTTGATGACATAATAATCTGCTTCTAGTTGTTCACACAATGCTTTCGCTACTGTGGTCTTGCCAATACCAGGAGGACCAGACAGTAAAAGATTAGGAATCTCTCCTAACTCTACAAACTTACTTAGCACACTCTTGATATTCTCAGGCAAAATACAATCGTCAATCTTACGAGGACGATATTGTTCGCACCAAAGAAAATCACTCATAATGAAATAGTATCTCCAGAGAGATATAAATTGAAAGAAAAAATAATCTTATCCTCAGCAGCACGATGTGGTTGCGATTGATGGATAAGATATGAAGGGAAGAAGATGATGTCTCCCTCTCTACATTGTGGATTGATCGATTCGATCTGTCCAGACCACGGATCAATCAACGGTGAGAAGAATGACGTGGGTTGATGTGCTCTACCCAGTTGAGCATAGAACACAGAGGAGTATCCGATTGCACCGTGATTGTGTGCAGAGTGACAAGTGTTAGCGGGATACCTTTGGCACCACGCATTAGTCACAAACGCTCCTGGGTTCATACTAGCAAACTCTTGAAGCGGTTGAGACAGGATGGTCATCAATTCGTCATAATAATCTGCATTACGACCTGCAGCATAGTATTTGTGGAAATCACTATAACCGCCATTGAGGTAATCATCCTGCATTAGATCCTGACACTCAGGGTCATTCCAGTCAATCTTGTTCAAGAATGATTCCTTGATCTTATCCCAGTCACGGACTGAGTGGATGTAGACTGGAACTCTGAAGAGGTCAGTTTGCTTCATTTGCCTTTTGGTTCTAGAGCGATGTAGTATTCAAGGGGTGTGCCTGTAGATTGGAAGTGTCCGATCTTGTTCTTAGCGATACGAACCTTGTAATCTCCAGGGAGCAATCTAAGATTCTCTACCTTGAAACAGTAACAGAACTCATCATCAGGATTGTTAAGAGTTCCAACTGGGACACTGAATGTATTGCTTGTTTCATTCTTCTTGTCACATACCATCAAGTTAATGTTCCCACCACCGTTGTACAAACATAGATCAGGCACTTGGTAGACGGAAGCAGCACGGAGAAGATCAGCAAGAGTATCAGTACGAAGATTAAATTCAACATCTACCCCAGGGATGTCCAGTTCTTTGGACGGCGGTTTTGTGATGATGTCTGGATCAGAGTAGTAATACTGCGTCCTCGCTTGGTGGATCTCATCTTTGATCTCAAGTTTCTGAGGGTCACTGAAGTCAAAAATCGGACTCTCAAAGAGTGAGAGACCAGAGAGGAACAGACCGAGGTCATAAATCGGGACCTGCTGAGGGAACTTTTCAGCAACCTCGACACTAGCATAAATGTTGCGGTTGACAGAGATCGTACGGATCCTACTACCAGGATCGATAACGATAGACTTGTTGATCGTAGCAAAATTCTTAAGGATTGATTGAGTTTTTTTGGAGATCTTTACTGTGCTCATTGAGGGTAAGTTTCCGTGATAGATTGTTTTTGTGAAAAGTGGTATAGAAGGACTGCGTAATGCATCACTTTCAGAAGGTCCATTTTGGCGGAACCCTTCTTATCATAACGAGAGGCATACTTTAGGATGTTGCTCCTACAGAATGCCTCAGCATCACCACACGCTTCAATTAAATCCAGTGTTTGAATTTTATCGTTGCCTGCTGAATAGTGACCTTTGTATGTGTTGCTGATGTAGTCTTTCAAATGATCGAGAGTTTCACTCTCTTCATACTTAAACGACATAACCGTATTGTTCTCGTAAGATTTTTTTGTAAGGTTTACCCAATGCTCTTAGTTCAGTAACAAGTTTTAGTTTGTTGTGAAGGGCAGTGTCGCCACCCAGTTTAAGGGCAGCGACGATAGTGACAAGTTCTTTGTCGTTAACAGGTAGATCCATAGGATAGTTTTAGTTTACCAGAGTTATCACCCTAAGTCAACATCCTCGTTACCACTCAAGGGTACAACTTTGTCTCCTTCGGGAGCGAAGTCCGCGTCAATCTTATCATAGAGTTCAAAGAATGCTTGCTTTGTCTCTTCATCAAAACGATTGATAGAGAACTTGATAGCATCTTCCTTGGAACCAAAGATGTTGAATGCTTTTGCAATGTGAACCAAGCGACGAGTAGAGATCAACTCATCGATACCACCTTCAGCAAATGTCCTGCGGATGATAGATGCCCAGTCAGCAAGACGCTTGCAGAAGTCAGCGTCATCACAGATACCTTTAAGGATTTTGGTTTCTGTGACTACAGATGGATAGTCCTGTTCAAGAGTGATAGCAAAACGCTCAAGGAATGCTTCGTTGAGAACATTTGTTCCTACGAAACGACCGTCATCAGAACCTTTACCTTTGGTGTTAGCAGTTGCGATGACGTTGAATCCTGGGGCAGGTTTGACATACTTACCGATCTTCTTAAGGAATACACCTTTACCCTCAAGGACAGACTGGAGACAAAGAATCTTGTTTGATGCAAGGTCTACTTCGTCTAGAAGCAACACAGTTCCTTTCTCCAGAGCATCGATGACTGGTCCGTTGTGCCAAACAGTATCACCATTAACAAGACGAAAACCACCAATAAGATCATCTTCGTCGGTCTCAATAGTAATGTTAACGCGAATCAACTCCCTATTTAGAGACGCACATACTTGTTCGACACCAAGTGTTTTACCGTTTCCTGACAGACCTTGGATATATGTTGGGTAGAATGCTTTACTCTTGATAACTTTCTTGATTGTGCTGTAGTTACCGAAAGGAACGTAGTTAGGATCTTTTGAAGGAACAAGTGATACGTCAGGTTGAGCAATGATTGTCTCAAGTTGCTTACGTGCCTCAGCGACAGTCAATTCCCACTTGTTGTATCCTGTCTTGTACTGCTTGAGTCTTTTCTTTACAGTAGCAAGAGAACAGTTGAAGTGATCTGATGCTGCAAGGAGATTAGGAACAGAAACTTCTGGACCGAAGTTCTCTGTAAGATAGTTGAAGAAGTCTTCTGTTGTGTGTGGGATTGGATCGAAAGGCATTTGTTTTATGTGTTTGTTTGTATGAATTAAGTATAGAGCAGATGGACCACGGATGGGAGGTCCGTGTGCCACTTATGCGATTGTCTTACTGAGGGAAGAAAGCATCTTCTTGTTGCTGTTCTTGCCTTTGTAAAGTTTCTTGAAGGCAGCACGGATCTGCTTGATCTCTGCACCGTCCTCGACTTCGATAGACTCGGACTCTTCAAGGTTGTTTGTAGGAAGTACATAGAGTACATCGTACTTAGAAGTATCGATCTGTACAAACTTGTCCTTCTTGAACTTATTGTGTGCAAGATCTACACGCTTGAGTTGACCCATAAAACCAAGTTGACGGAAGTATGAGTATGAATCTCTAGGTGCTACAAGACGGAAACCTACGATAGTTACCTCAGGGAATCTGTCCTTGAGGTTCTCAAGGAATGTCTGAAGTTGGTATGAAGGATTGTCTTCCTTTTGATAGATCTTACCGATCTTACGGTCACGAAGTTGGCACCTACGACCGTATGTGTTCTCGAACAATCTGCCTGAGAAGAGGTTAGCACGCTCACAGAAGAATGAGCAGGGTCCTGCCTCTCCATCAGATAGAACTGAGAGAGATACTTTCTGAGCACCAGTCTCTTTTTTGAACTGAGGGATGACTGAGTGCATTGCTGCAATAGACTCTAGGAGTGGTGTGCCACTAAGACCTAGACCTGGGCAGTGGTTGAAACGATAGTAACGTCCATACCAGTTACCTCTGTCGCTGCAGTTAGATGCAACGTTTCTCCAGAATGTCAAGCAAGTACGCTCGAAGTCTGCTTTTTTCTTTGCTTCAGAAGAAAGCATTTCTACAAGACAGAATCCGTTAGAGAATGAGATGTCTCCATAGGCAGGAGTGAAACGCTCATCTTGTGGTCTATCAGGATAGAATGCATTCCAAGCATAGTTGAAAGCATAGCAACGGAATGGGATGTTGATCTTTCTGCAGAAGTGTGCAAGTTGTAGGACTTGCTTTGCAGTATCGAACAGGCAGTTAGACATAGAACCTGACCAGTCGAGAAGGAAGATCATACCGTGGTTCTTACCGTCAGGTACAACAGTCACACGCTTGAAGATGTCATCGTTGTACTTGTACTGGTGCAACACAGTCGTGTTAAGAACACCAGTCTTAGATGTAAGTTGACGTGCATAGGAGTCTGCTGCTTTACGGCACTCAAACTCTTTAACAAGGAAGTTGATTTCCTTTTGAGATTTTTTGATGAACTCGTTGTAGTCAGTCTTGGACTTGGCAAGATCTGCAACTTCGTACTCATCGATTGCTGCATTCCAGTGCTCTTCAGACAACTCAACTAGTTTCTCCCAAGATACGATCATATTTTTTGTGTCAATCTTAGGAATCTGGATGTACTCAGAGTCGTATGTGTTCTCTACAAGATCCTTGACTGCCTCTTGGAATGCTTTGTCAGTCATTGCCTCAAGAGGATTCTTTGAATCTGAACCTTCATTACCACTCTGCTCCTCGATTGTAGGTTGCTGAGAGTTTGTCTCATCTACAGGTGCATCAAGGTCAGCGTCAGGATTGATGTCTTCTTGAAACTTGTCGCCTTCGCCTGCTGTGTTCTCTGACTTGTCTTCAGACTCAACAGTGTCACCTGATGGAGCACCTTGGTCTGCACCTTTAGGTGCTGCAGGAACCTCAACCTCTTGCATTTGCTCCTGCTTTTCTTTCATATACTTGAAAACTTTGAGAGCAACATCGCAAGACTCTTGGAATGTTTCTGCATCGCCAGTCTCTTTTACAAATACTTTCTCTTCAGCAGTGAAAGGAATATCTCTGTAGTTACCGATCTTGAAGAAAAGATTGATGCGGTCGATTAGGTTGCACTTCTCAGGATTCTCTGCTTGGAAGAAGTCATCGTCGTTGAGTTCTTTGTAACCTCTGTAGAATGTTTTAGGAAGACCTGCATACTTACGCTTCATCAACTTCTCGATACGTGCATCTTCAGTAACGTTTACATAGGACTGAGGGCACTTGAACTGATCTGTTGTCCACTCTGAAGGTGTAAACAAAGCGTGACCTACCTCGTGTGCAACTAGAAGATCGTAAACTTCTTCGCTTGCTTTGTCCCAGATAGGAAGAGTAAGAACACGACGCTTGACATCGAATGATGCAGTCTGACAATTCTTGTGCTCAATGATAAGGTCTTCAGTTGCGAGCAACTTAGCGAGTGTACCTTTGACTCCTTTGTTTACTGTCATTTGTTTCCGTGTGTCGTATGTACATATTATAAAACCCCTCCACCGAGATGGAAGGGTTAGTGTGCCACTTTGTCAACTGTCTACTTTGCATTGAATGCAATCGAGACTCGTAGTTTATCTGATCTGTTTTCCGATGTCTTATGTTCTAACCACGATGGAAACAATACTAATGTTCTTGGTGTGGATGGGAAGAACCTACCTTCCTCAGTATTCCACATTGCCATCTTGGAGAACGGATTGGGATTCATAAACACTATACCACCTTGCTCGGGTGTAGTGTTGTGATAATATATACCAGACAGAACTGCATTTGCGTGAGTATGTACCTCTTGCTTCGCACCCTTCGGTAATCTATTTATCCAAGACTGGAAAATTTTCGCGTCTGGAAGAACTTGCTCCATACTGTTGCGTATGAACTCACTGAGGGCAGGTAGTTCATATCGTCGGAAGAGTTGAAGACTGTACATACCCTGATGTGATCCTTCGACAATACTTGGTTTTGCCCCTGGCGATAGGTGGGATAGTATCTCAGGATCGTCAGGTATGTTTTCAATCTCTTTGTCAATCGCTGAGTTATGGTGGGAAAAAACATAGAGTGTAGTAGGGAATAGTTCTACTTTAACATTTGTCAGAGGATTCAAGAAGTCTTGGGTAAACTGGGAAATCTTATCTCTCGGATCTTCTGTGGAATTTTCAGAGTGAAACTGATAGACCATCGTTCTTGATTCTCATAATTTTGTCGGACTTCGTGGTCCTGATAACCTGGCCAGAAATACAAGTCTCGTTCTCTAGGAATCTGACAGTGTGTATAGTTCCAGTATGGTTGAATTCTATTTAGCGTATCGACAGCGTTGCTAGGATGATAGAAGAAAATATCCCCAGTATCCCCTGGTGGGACCTTGAGATAGTAGGTGCCTGCCATATCTGCGTCTGCGTGGTTGTGACGCATTTGAAACCCGCCGTGCGGATTAACGTTGACCCACATCTGGTGTATTTTGAGTTCGTGGTCAAAAGGTTCAATATTCGATAGAACCCAATCTGCAAACTCTGGATATACCAGATGATAGTTAGGGTTAGTATGAACAGTCGAGTACCCAGTTCCATAGAAAATGTTGAAGTCTTGAATAATCTTGTCACGTGATTCAAGTAGATCTACTTTCAAATCAGCGTGCTTTGGATACCCATCTGGATTGGTAAAAAATGGATGACTAAACATTACTCATACGTGAAGGATTTACTGAACCCGTTGATCTTTTCGAAACGGATTTGTTTCTCAAACTTGTCTGCAAGAACCTCACCTTTGTGTGAGATAACAAAGAAGTTTGTTTCGCTACCTAAACTCTTAAGAATTTTTAAGAGTTCATCAGTTGCTTGATTATCTAGTGATGAATCAAACACCTCATCTAGGATGAGCAGATTAGTAGCAACAGAGTTTTTTAGTTTCGCAACGTGTCTCCAAGTAAATAATAATGACAGA